ACCTAATCTGCATCTCTGGCGCCGCAGGTAAATCCATCCGTCTCCAGAATATCAAAATCTCTGGGTCCGGTACAGCTATCTCCGTTCCTGTCACCGTTCTTCGGCGAGTATCCCTCGATACTGGCGGCACAGCTGCTACCACTACTGCCAACCCCGCCAATAACATCTCCAAGCGGGACACTGGTAACTCTACTGCCACCGCAGTCCTCGTCTCCTATACCGCCAATCCAACTATCGTCGACACTTCGCCTACCTACATCGATTCCCAAAACATGGGCGTCGTAGCAACTACCGTCGGCGTTGTTGGCTTCCAAACCGTGTTTGACTTCGCCAAGGATATCGAGAACTTCGTCCAACCACCAGTTCTCAAGAGCGCGACTGAGCAGATTTGTGTCAATCTCAACGCGACTTCTGCTACTGCACTCCTCACCGGTTCTCTTACCTGGACGGAGGAATAGGCTATGAGAAAGCACGTCGCTCCAGTCCTCCTAATCCTTGGCCTCGCCTGCGGCCTCGCCTTCGCTCAGCAAATAACCAAAGGCATCCAACTCTCTCAAGACGCCACAGGCCCCATCGGCTACGATACTAATGGGGCCTCGTACTTCCCTGGCCATATTAACGCCAATACCAAAGTTGGCCTTCCCCCGGTCCTCTCTTCCTGCGGAACTGCACCATCCTTCACTGGTTCCGACACAGCCCTTCGCCTGACCACCGGTTCCGCAGCTACCACTTGCACCGTCACCTTTGGCGTAGCCCACGTCACCGCTCCTGCCTGCGTCATTACTCCTCAAGGTGCCGCAGTCCAGCCTACCTACACCGTCTCCGCTACTGCAATCTCCATGACGGTAGATGTCGCTTCCACCGTCTACAACATCATCTGTATCGGCCCGGATTGAGGATTCGATCATGAAGAAACTTTGGCTGGCGCTAGGATTACTCCTTTGCTTGGGCCTTGCGCCAGCCCAAGCCCAAGTTGTAACCACCAAGCCCTTTCCTGAGGGTGGACAGACCAACAATCTTACCAATTCTGCAACCTTCACCACAGGCACATCGTCCGCAACCCTCACTGGTGCAGCTGGGCGATTCACCTATATCTGTGGATTCGTCGTCTCCTCCGCAGGGACCACCGCCGCAACCCTAGGTGTCATTACCATCACCGGCACTGTCGGTGGCACTATGAACTTTGAATACGCCTTCGTCGCCACAGGCCAAGGCATCTTCGGCATCGCCTTTCCAGGTTGCATCTCTTCCTCTGCAGCCAATACTAGTATCGTAGTCAACACCCCTGCTGGTGGTGCTGGCACAGTAGGCGCAGTTACAGCGTGGGGGTATACGAATTGATTCGCTGGATCATCGCCTTGATCTTCATCCTAGCTGCCAGTGCCGCTTCGGCGCAACTTCTCCATGGAGTCACAGATGGCTTATCTGGCAGCGCCGCTGGCGGTGGTTGTTCTAACTCTCTAGACTTCTCACAAGCTTGCAATTCCATGTACCTCCTATAGAGGGAACGCAGATGTTCAAGAAACTACTTCTAGCCGGTGCATTCTCGCTTCTAGGCCTTGGGAGTGCACTCGCAGCCTGCACCAATCCGCTGTCGATCAAGGACGCTACAGCCGCCACTATCTCGATGTCGATGGCTAGCGGAGCAGATGGATTCTGCCAGTATAACTTCAATCTGTCTCAGGTCAATACGACAGCCGTAGCTACCGGCTCCGGTGTAATGACGGCAGGTACGCAGCGAACGGCCTTGGCCACCGATTCCCCCGGCATTGTCACCCTTGGCCAGACTACCAAGTCCGCCTCGATCCCAGTCGCCATCGCTAGTGACCAGCTAGGCGCTGCCACCACCGCCAATTCCTTACCAATCACCGTCGGCCCAGCCCTACTTGGCTCTTACTGCATGGGAGCCAATTCTGGCACTATGGCAGCAGGTCTAGCTGGAGGCGCGCCTGTCTTCTCATTCCGTTATGGTGCGGCTAACCTCGCCATCATCCGCAAGGTAACTGCCGAAGCCGATGACATCACCACCGCCTTTGTAGCAGGTGCTGGTAAGTTCGACATGATTGCTGCACGTTCCTTTACCGTCTCAGACACAGGCGGCACCGCCGGTACTTTAACAACCAACAATGGCAAGCTTCGTACTAGTTTCGCCACTACTGGCATATCAGATTTCCGTATCTCCTCAACAGCAACCCTTACAGCGGGAACGAGAACACTTGACGCCCAGCCCTTAGCCTCAGTTGAATTTGCAGTTTCAACTGCAATCGATGCGGGACTTCTACCAACTACTAATCTGTTCCTAGCCGAGATTGGCCAATCGCCATTCATCTTAGCCCAAAATGAAGGCTTTGTTCTTCAAGCAACTGTTCCTGGAACCGGTACTTGGGTATTCTCGGCCCGAGTTTGTTGGGATGAAGTGAGTGCGTTCTGATGAAACTGCTTAAGTATCTCCTAGCGGCACTACTTGCTATAGCCTCTCCAGCCCCTGCTGGCTGGCTGCCATTAGCCGATTCCGTCGTAACTCCAGTCAGCAACGCTTGTAGTACTTCCTCTGGCACAACCATTACCTTCACTGCTCAAGGGACTGGTACTGTTAACCCTAACCGCATCTCCGTCGTCAGCATCAACTGGGACGACAGCACTAACGCCGGAACCGCCTCAATAACAGCCGTCACTATTGGCGGCATCTCCATGATAAAGGCCGTATCGGCCTTAAGCGGCGCCCAGAACAGCAATTCCGAAATCTGGTACGTATCAAATCCATCTGGTACCTCGGCAAACATCGTCATCACTGCTGCGACGGCAATCAACGGAGTAACCATCGAGGTATATAGCCTCGTTGGATTTGTAACTACTCCAATCTCTAGTTCTGTTGGAACAACTAGTGTCAGCCAAGGGTACAATAATAAACAACTAGCCCTTGCCGCAGGCAGCCGCCAGATAAACGTTTCGACTTCGTTGTCGAACATGACAAATGACTTCTCTTCCGCTTGTGGCGCAAATCTTTGGGGTGTTCATGCTTCACAAAGGTTAAGTGGTAATAATCAAACCTTAACTAGTACTATTAGCCCAACATCCAATACTCCGCTAATTGCTTTGGCTGTATGGACGCCCGGTTCTGTTACATCTTGTTCTCAATCCACTGCTTTCCTAGCTAGAACTTCTGGCCTTGATGTTACCCATACAAATGCCTATAGTACCTTAATCTGTGGACTTGTATCAGACGGTATATTCTCTAAGCTAGATGTGCTATACATCTACGCAACACAAGATAGCACTACGGCCAAACTCAATCTGGTATCTACAAGCTTCAACGGCACCGCTAGTGGCCCTCCTGCATTTGTAGTTGATCGTGGATTTGTTGGGGATGGACTCAGCTATATTGAAACCAACTTTAATCCATTTACTGCCTCGTCTCCTCAATATGTGCAAAATTCAGCACATGTTTCCGTGTGGGTTACAAACGACCCCGGTGGCGGTAATCAGGGGGCTATAGGTGTCGATAGTGCTGCTGGCGAGACGGATATATTCCCTCATCACAGTAGCGGCGCTACTTTTTTTAGAATAACTAGTTCTGGTATTGCTGGTGTTACGTGGACTAGTTCTATTGGGCTTCTAGTAGCTAATCGTTCAACTAGCAGTGCGGTTCAAGGTTATCTGAATGGCAATTCTATATTAACCAATAACGCAGCAACTTCTACCGCCGTATTGAATCATACCATTCCCACTATGGCAATTTATCACGTAGATAGCGTTTTCTATGAAGCAGCTACGTATAACCTTGCAGGAGCCAGTATTGGATCTTCTTTATCTTCAACTGACCAGACGAATCTCTACAATCGCATGCGTACCTACATGACTGCGGTAGGAGTACCGTAGATGAAGCGTCTAGCCGTACTACTTCTCCTTCTTTTTGCGCTAACGTCTCCGCAGCCCGCGTCTACTCAATTCAATGGCTGCCTTCCCGGCTTTTGTAGTGGAGGTAGTTTTAGTTCCTCTTGTGCGGAGGCAACAGCTTTCCTCGCTCGCACATCGGGTTTAAATCTTGCACACAAGACTGATTATAATACTCTAATCTGTGGCTTGGTTACCGATGGTGTTTGGGCCAAGCTGGATGTGCTCCACATCTATGCAACAGCTGATAGCACAACTGCATTACTTAATCTGGTATCGACTAGCTACAACGGTACCCTTTCCGGCACTCCAGCCTTTGTGACTGATAGAGGATTCGTCGGAGACGCAGTAAGCCATATCGACACTGGATTTAATCCGACAACTGCGGGTTCCCCTAAATTTGTACAGAACTCGGCCCATGTTTCTATATGGAGTTTGAATGATCCAGGTGGCGGTGCCGAAGGTGTCATTGGTGTTGATAGCAGTACAGGTGAAACAGATATATATCCTCACTACAACACAGGTAACACCTTCCTTAGAATAAATAGCACTGCCATCGCTGGCGCTGCGTTCACGAGTGCCCTTGGTTTGCTAGTAGCCAACCGTTCAACTAACCTCGCAGTTCAAGGTTATCTAAACACCAGTCAAATCGTAACCAACAATGCAGCGACTTCTACGGCCCCTTTAAACCATAGCATCCCGACTATGGCTATTTATCATCTTGATACTGCTTTCTATGGAAACGCAACTTACAACCTCGCAGAGGCGAGTATTGGATCTTCTTTATCTTCAACTGATGAAACAAATTTCTATAACCGCTTGCGCACCTATATGACTGCTAAGGGAATACCATAACCAAAAGGAGAACTACTATGGCAAGATGGAGACTAATCAACGGTCACTACCTTAACGTCCTTCTCGATGGCGAGCCTGCCGAATGGGAATACAAAGAGATCGATCGAACCACCGGCAAGCAGGCCCGAAAAATCTTCCCGGTCCCTATGCTTATGGACCCGAATGATCCAGCTGATCATAATTACCCAGGCGAGATCATCGTCTGTCATGAAGGCTCAGGCGAACGCAAGGACATCATCTTCATTGGCGATCCGACTCCAGAGATGGAACCATTGGATGAAGAAGCCGAGGCTATCTCTGCCTCCCTTCGCCAGAAGTGGGAACATCCGATTGAGTCCCTTCCTTCTACCATGTCTGATGGCGAATCTGCATTCATGGCGAAGCTGATGGAGGCCGTGGGTCAAGCGAAGCCAGCGGCCAATGCTTCGGTCTCTGTCGAACAATACAACGAACTTAAGGCCCTAGTCGAAGACCTTAAAGCACAGCTTGTTACATCTAAGCCTTCTTCGCCTGCCGCCATCGAACGTAGGACCTAACTCATGGGTATCATCTCCACTGGCCCTGGCTCTCCCCTTGCCTTCTCCTCGGCCAGTGGAGGTAAAGTCTATGGCTACAATAACATCTCCGAATTCGCGTCTATAGTCATAGCCCAAGCGAACCCCTCTCGCCAGAAGATCACTTTTCACAATCCTGGCCCGAAGGACATCTTCATCGCCCCGAGCTTCGTCCAGAATGTTCTCGGTAGTGCTCCAACCACTCCTTCCAATGTGGCTTTGGCCCCATCCAATATTGCCCTTGGCGGCTGTTGGCGAGTCTATGGCAATGGTGGCGTCCTCGCTATTGAAGGTGAATGCCAAGGCGCTTGGCAAGCCTTTGCTACTAGTGCGGCGGGGGCCACTAATCCGTTGACGGTTATGGAAAGCAATGTGTGATGAAACGCGTCCTCCTAGCCTTAGCCCTTCTCTCTACCCTTGCCCTTGGTCCATCTGAGGCGCAGAACACCACTTGCTCAGACCGTCCTGCAGGCGATTCCTCTAACGCTTGTGCCAACACTCGCTTTGTTATAACTAATGGTGGCGGAGG